TTCCGTACCAGTTCATCATTCATCGCAGGCCCCACCCGACGGTCGAGAATAAAATCCAGCGTCGCTTGGGTTTTTGCCGCGACGATGCAGAGCAGGTCGAGGTTAGGTTGTCGCGTGCCGCGTTCCCATCGATTGAGCATTTCCACCCGTAAGTGCAGGTATTCAGCGAATTGTGTCTGGGTATAGCCCATCGTCTCGCGCAGCCATATCAGCCGGAAGCCAATCTCCCGCAGCTTCCGCTCGCTGGCTTGGCGGCGGACGATCTGCGGCATAGCAGGAATATCTTCACTCATTGGGGCATTCCGGTTCGGCTAATCTAGTTGTCATTATGGCAACCTTATAGGAGATGCCGGCGGCATACCAAAGGAAACGTCCGCCTTGCTGCCTTGACGATTACCGTCGTGGTAACTAGCCTCGCGCTATCATGCGGCATTCCCAGATCATTGACGCTCTCGCCGACAGTCTGGGTAGTCAGGTCGAGCTTGCCCGCCGCCTTGGTGTCGATGACACCCAGGTCAGCAAGTGGAAGGTCCGGGGCATTCCTGCGCGCTACTGGCCGGCGGTTCTCCAGGTCGCGCGGCGCCGCCGTATTGCGCTCACTCTCAACAGCATCGAGGCCCATAGCCCGCTCCGCCCCGCCAAGCCTGCGCGCGCGGCGTAGGGCGGCCCTGTGCCGTCGCCCGGCAGCGCTGTTCGCAGCCGTCGTCCGTATCGTCTGACCGCGCCTGTCGTCCGCGAGCATCCGCTTCAGGCGCAGATCGCTCGTGTGCTTGCGATCGAGATCGCGCCCGCCGGCAAGGTCAGCAAGGCGGGCGTCGTCTGGTGGTCGATCGATCACGCCAACTATGCCGGCGAGGTGCCAGGGGTCAGGATCGGGCGCGGCATCATCGCCGGTATTCCCGACTTATTCGTGCTCTGGCGCGGCCTCGCGCACCTGATCGAGATCAAGGCCGAGGACGGCGAGCTGACCGACGCCCAGCGCTCGGTGATCGCCGCCTCGACCTGCGCGGGCGTGCGCTGCGCCGTCGTGCGCGACTGGATCGAGGTCCTCGCCTGCCTCGACCAGTGGGACATACCGCGCAAGCGATGCGTCAGGGAGGCAGCATGAGCAATAGACCACCATCACCATCGCGACCGGAGCGTGTTCCGCAAAAGACGCCGCATCCGCGACCTGAACCACCGAGGCGCCCGGAAAAGGCGCCCCCCGCTCCTCAACCTTATTACCCGCCGAAGCCGACACCGCCGCAACGCCGTTCGGAACCGTAAAAAGGGGGTAGTATGGTTGATTACTCAATCGCCGCCATCCCGACAGAATACAGGGGGCGCACGTATCGCAGCCGGCTTGAAGCTCGTTGGGCTGCATTCTTTGATCGGCTGGGCCTCGCGCACGAATACGAGCCATTCGACTTGGGAGCTTGGTCGCCGGACTTTCTGTTGACCGATCTCGAATGCTTGGTCGAGGTCAAGCCGCTGACCGATCTCGATTTGACGGTATGGAAGAAGCTCATTGCCGCATGTCGCGCGCGGAGACTGTTTGATAATAGCAACATTGGCGGCGTTCTGTTGTCGATGGTTGCGCCGTTGCGCTCAACCAGGGACTTGGTTCAGATCGGGTGGGCCGGCGTAATTGGGCATGACGACATGTCGCGTCCGTTTCCGGCTTATGTCTGCTGGTCGCCTCATCCTAAGCGACCACAATTCGACGCCTGGATTACTACGGTTCGCGGTCCCCTCGATCATCCAGCAGTAGACGAAATCGAGTGGCCATATGGCGATTATACGATGGCACAATGGGCGCGCGCGACCTCTGACGTGCAGTGGCTCCCGGAATCATGAGCAGCAAGGTCCGTTGGGCGCAATGGTTCTGGGCTGATTGGGCGAACGACTCCGCGCTCAATCTTTGCTCGCTCTCCGCGCGTGGCCTTTGGATGGCGTGCCTGTGTCTGATGGCACAAGGAGAGCCCTATGGAACGCTGACCATCAAGGGGCGTGTGCCGACCACAGATGAGCTCTTCAGCCTGATCGCGCCGAGGGGCACGCGGCGCCGAGAATTTGATCGCTGGCTGGCCGAGCTAGAGACCAACGGCGTGGCGCAGCGTGACCACAGGCGAGCCCTAGCGAGTCCCCGGATGCGCCACGAAGGAGTCATAGTTCGTCACCGGATCAAAGCGGCAGAAGCCCGGTGGGAAAACGAGCGAAGCCGCGATATTTCTGAAAATTTGCATATGCAAAGCAAGGGAAATGGTTCCCATTTGCATGAGCAAACGACTCCTTTTGCATCATGCACCTCTTCCCTTACTCACTCTCAAACAGATTCCCCCTCCCCAACCCCTACCCCCGCAAGCGGGGGAGGGGCTTCTCATGATGAAATTGTAAAGGCTGTAGAGGCAGGGGCACGCTCCGCAAGGCCGGTGCCGGTGGGGGCGGCACCCCGTCCGCCCTTTCGCGTCGTCGCCGGAGGTGCCCGATGAACCGCGCCGAATGGATGGGGGCGCTGGCGCCGCTGATCCGGCCCCGCTCGCCACTCGCCGCCGCAACCCAACTCGGAAAGATGCTTGAGTTCCTGGCCGACATTCCCGATGCGGCGTTCACCGAGGCATCGATCAGCACGATTGCACCGACACTCAAGCGCTCGCCATCGTTCGCCGAGTTGCGCGCCGCATTGCAGGCATACGTTCGATCGCTCGATGCCCCGACCGATCAGGACCCGTTGCAGGACACCGCCACGATGCGGGAACGCGCTCGATGGGCAGCGCGCCAGGATGAGCTACGGGCGGAGTGGAACGACCCTGATGGCATCCGCGCTCGCATCCGGACGTGCGACGGGGAGCTTCGGTTCCTCCGGTTGCTCGCCGGGCTGGTGCTGCAATGGGCGCCGCAACACCTCTGCCTGTTGCCACCGATCGCGCTGGTCTCGCTCGATGACGTGGGCGAGGTTCTGATGCCGAGTGATGATCACCGCGCCACGCCGCGCTACCTCACGCCGGTTCAACTCGATCAGATCAACCCGCTGCCAGGGAGGCCACGCGATGCCACAATCGCCGCCGCGCCAGCCGCTGAACTACGAGCCGCGCCTGTCGGTCCCGACGCGCCCGACTGGGACGCCGACGCCGACGCCATCCCGTTCTAACCCGCCACCGCCTCGCAAGGGCTGCGGGTTCTGCGGCCGCGTTCGCGCGTGGCTCATCACCAAAGTCCCCAGGCGATGACGCTACCTGCTGGCTGGACCTATGAACCGCCAGAGCCAGACGGCTACCAGCGGTCGAGCCTGTGCAGGGTGTGTCCCGAATGTGGCGACTCCCCGATCACCGGCCTTCACAAACGCGGCTGCTCGCAGCCTGAGCGGGTGACCGTGTGGGGGCCGCTAATCCCGATCTGGAAGGAACGCCCATGACGGCGAAGGTTGTGCAGATCGTCCGGGTTGTGCCACCGGACCCGCTCGCTGTCGCCCGCGATCGGGCGGTGGATGACATCGAACGCGAGCTTGGCCGCCTCGACCTGGGGCGCGCATCGCGATCACCAACGCGCTCGATCGCTTCGCCAGCGAGGCACAATTGCGCGGCCGGTGCCGGCAATGCCCGTGGTGAGTCTCCTCGCCGGACCTTCGCAAATGCGCCGCTGTGATCACTGGATCATGGTCAGGGAGACACTGATCGAGCGGCGCTGTCCATCGTGCGGATGTGGGGACTGGGAACGTCATAAGCGCGGCTGTCAGCAACCTGACCGTATTGCGGTTCATGGGGCGTCGCATGAGATGCCACGGCTGACGGTCGACGATGACGGATATTGCCGGCAGTGCGGCGGGAGGATGTGGTGGCCGTGATCACCAGCAACGCGCCGACGGACATCTACACCCGGCACCACGATGTCGACCCGCCGCGCGTCGACGCTCGCGTGTTCCGCCAGGGCTGGCGCATCCGCTCGCGGCTCGATGCGCTGCACATCGCCGGACTGATCAGCGCCGGGGAATGGCAGATCGGGCAGGAGTTCCGCGGCGCCTGTGATCGCGTCAGGGGCGTGGGTCAGGGTAACGCGCCAGACATCCGCACCGGCGGCTCGGGGCGGCCTGACGGTGCCCACGGCGCGATGCTGAGTGCCATCGCCACCGCCGCCCGGCTCCGCGTGGTCGACGCGCAGCTGGGTCCGCTGTTTGGCCTGCTGTGCGTCCAGTGCTGCGTGCACGACGTGACCTGGGCGCACCTGGGGCGGCTGGTGCACGTCGACCCCAAGACGGCGCGGAGCTACGCCGTGATGGCGCTGCACAGGCTGGGTTGGGTCTGGATTGCCAGCGCGCCGCCCGCGCCAGGGGTGCCAGACGGCGCCCGGTTCTGACCGCGCACATTCCCGTCCGCGACGCCAGACGGCCTCCAGGCGGCCTCTGAGCGCCAGCGTTGCCATGCCCCCTCCGGGTCTCGACGAGTTCGAGGCGTTCGTGATGGCCGACACCGCGCCTTCGGTCGTGATCATCGATCGCGCGCTGATCCGCGCGTTGCTGGCCTACCCTGCGCCAGCTTGAGCGCGACGCCAGCCGGGATGGGGCGTTCTGGTGAGGCGGCTGTGGATGCGGGACAGAAACCGGGACAGCCGGGACGAAACCGGGACAGCCGGGACGAAACCGGGACTTGTCCCGGCTGGACCCAATCGAGAACGCGCTCGCCGCGTGACTCCTTTCCCGATCGGTGGTAGCAAATTTGGCATTGTCGCTTGCGGCGTGACGATTCCCGCCCGGCGGACACCGCGACACAACCTCACAATCCAGAATGCCAGTCACCATCGGGCACGTGCTGCTCGACCCTTCCGATGATCACCTCTTGGTCGCCTGGGAGCGATCCGCGCTCGGCCATTGGCTCGCCATGCCGCTGCATCGCCAGACCGGGCCACTCCACCGCGCGCAACTCGTGATCAGCGTGCCCGAGGTTCAGGCGTTGCTGGGAAAGGACGTAAAGGCTGTCCCGTTGCTGATCGATACGCACATTCGCCGCATCGTGCCGGATGACGCGCGCGCCGTCGCGGTGTGCTCCACGTTCCTGGTGCACGCGATCCGCGCCACGCTCAACCGCGCCCTGGTCGCTGCCAACGCCGAACGCCTCATGGGATCGCAGCACGGTCCCGCGCGTGGTGTGGTCTGATGCCGACGCGCCCGCCCATGCACAGACCAAGCATCGGCACCACATGGGCAGACCGTCGCAAGCAGTCGCAAGCAGGCACACCGTCGCCATCCCGCACCTACGGCAAGCGCTGGCAGAAGCTACGCGCTGCCTACCTCGCACAGCATCCGTTGTGTGAATGCGGCTGTGGATACGCGGCTACTGTGGTTGATCATCGCACACCACATCGTGGTGATCAGCGATTGATGTATGCATGGGACAACCTCAAGGCGATGACCAAGACATGCCATGATGCCAAGACGGCGGCACGTGATGGTGGCTTCGGTAATCCGGTGCACGCGGCATGATCGATCCGCCCCTTGGATCAAGCCTGCTGTTCCGGTGCTTCGTCTTGCGCAAACACGTGACATCGATCCGCTGCGATCATTCATGGAGCGGTGTGCTAGCGAGTTGGACCAGCTAATGCTTCCGCGCCTCAAGGCAAGAACACCATGCCCAGTAGCCGAACGGCTCGATGCTGTCGGCTCCATCCCTCAACCTTCTGGCAAGGGCGACCAGATGGGGGGTGCAGAGGGCCATCGCCCGGGGTCTAGCGGTGGTAGGCATCCTCCCGCCACCGTTCGGCTGCCCCCATACGGTCTCCGAAACTAAAAGTTTGGTCGATGGTAGACCGCGCCCCAACTAATTTTTTATGATGGCAAAACAAACGAATTCCGCTCGCGCAGCGCGCTTCGAATGGCCGGCCGATCAGGTCGAGCGTCGGCCGATCGCGTCGCTCGTGCCGTATGCGCGCAATGCGCGGCTCCATAGCGACGCGCAGATTGCGCAGATCGCGGGTTCGATTCGCGAATGGGGTTGGACGATCCCGGTTCTGATCGATGAGACCGGCGCATTGATCGCGGGCCACGGTCGCGTCCTCGCCGCGCGTCAGCTTGGCATCGAGACGGTTCCGACAATGACCGCGCGCGGATGGAGCGAGGCGAAAATACGCGCCTATCGAGTCGCGGATAACAAACTCGCCGAGCTATCGAGCTGGGATAGCGAATTGCTCGGGCTTGAGTTGGCGGAGCTTCGCGAGCTTGGCGCGTCGGTCGAGCTTACCGGCTTTGACGCGAAGTCGATCGAGGACCTGATCGCCGGGCCGAAGGCGCCAGGACAGTTCGAGGATTACGACGAGTCGATCGAGACCGAGCATACTTGCCCGAAATGCGGGTTCAGGTGGTCGGGCGCCTCGAGCGCGACGCGGATGGAAGTGGACGATGCCGCAGCCTAAGCCGGCTTACCGGGTCCCAAGCATGGCCGAGATTGCAGCGATCCCGCTGAACGGCTACCGCGTTGCCTCGACCTTCAGCGGCTGCGGTGGATCCTCGCTCGGCTACCGCATGGCGGGCTTCAAGGTTGTCTGGGCGAATGAGTTCATTGCGCCCGCGCAAGCTGTATACCAGGCCAATTTCCCCGACACGCTTCTCGATCAGCGCGACATCCGCGCTATCGCCCCTAGCGACATCCTAGACGCCACCGGGCTACAGGCCGGTGAGCTCGACCTACTCGACGGCTCGCCGCCTTGCGCGAGCTTCTCGATGGCCGGAAAGCGGCATAAGGGCTGGGGCGAGGTCAAAAACTACAGCGATGGCCGCAAACAGCGCACCGAGGACCTGTTTTTCGAGTATGCGCGGCTCCTGCAGGGCCTACAGCCCCGCGTGTTCGTCGCCGAGAACGTTTCGGGCTTGGTCAAGGGCGCCGGCAAGGGCTATTTTCTCGACATCCTCGCGGCATTGAAGGCGGCGGGCTACCGCGTCCGCGCGCAACTGCTCGATGCGCAGTGGTTGGGCGTTCCGCAGGCCCGCCAGCGGCTGATCTTCATCGGGACGCGGCTCGACCTTGGCGCAGAGCCTGCTTTTCCGGCGCCTCTCGGCTACCGCTATAGCGTCCGCGACGCGCTGCCGTGGATTGGCGCGGTCGAGTGCGCCAACGGCTTCAACGGCCACGCGATGGCGCCTAGCAGCCAGCCCGCCGCGACCGTCCAGGCGTCGCGCGCGGTCAAAGTCAGCACCTACGGTGGTCCGCGCTCGCTCGGCGAACCGGCGCCGACGGTGCTCACGCATGGCAGGCGGCGGACCCGCAGCGAGATGACGCTCGCGGTCGAGCCGGAAGCCGACATGCGCCGCTTTGCGACCGGTCGCGAACTCGACAAGCTCGGCCAGGGCGAGCAATCGGGGCGATACTTCCAGCTTACCCGCGCCGCGCTCGCCGAGCCGTCGCCGACCATCACCACCCACGGCCAAGCGCACGCCGCGTCCGTCGCGCATCCGACCGAGTGCCGCAAGTTCTCGATCGCGGAGCTACGCCGGATATGCGCATTCCCCGACGACTTCGTGTTGCTCGGCACCTACGCCGAGCAGTGGGAGCGGCTCGGCCGCGCGGTTCCGCCGGTCATGATGGCGGCGATCGCCGGGACGATCCGCGATCAGGTCCTCGACCCCGCCACACGCAGGAAGGGCGCGGATTGCTCCGCGCCCATCCGGGAGATTGCCGCGTGACCGGCTTAGGTCAGGCTTTCGAGGGTGCACTCAAGCCGGTATTCGCGCTCGCAGATCGGGCACCGGTATTCCGGCTTGACCGCCTCCCACATGCCGACCGGACAGGACTGCTGCTCGGGGAACGGCTTGGCCGGCAATCCGCAGAGCGTCTTGCGCTTGGTCGCCATCAAATGAACGGCCAGGATCGAGATTGTCGCGGTCATCGGTCAGGCCCCCGCCCGCGAGTAGCGGAGCACGCCCTCGGCGTCGCGCGCCTTGGCGACCTTGAACGGCGCGAGCTTGATCGCCCGGCTGATCGTCCCGCCGGCACGGGGCCAGCCGAGCGTCTTGGCGATCTCGGCGGCCGAGACACCGCCCTTGGTCGAGGCGATCATGGTGATGATCTGCATCTTTGCGCCGGTCGCGGTCTGAACGACCCCCGTCGCGGGCTTCTCGCTGGCCGTAGCGGCCTTCGGGGCGACAACCGGCTTGACGGTAGCGACCGGCGCCTTGCCGGCCTTGGCGGGCTTGCTAGCGACCTTGGCGGCCTTCGCCTTCAGCGCCGCTTCGAGGATTTTGGTCGTCGGACCCTTCGGCGCGACCTTCGCGGTGCGCTTGGCGACGGGCTTGGTGACTTTCTTCGTGGTTGCAGGCATGATCTGGTGTCCTTGTTGCTACGGTTGTTGACCTTGCCGGCGTTACCGCGCCGGCAATGGTCGTTTCTACTGCGCGCGGCTGAAGGTCCAGGGCAATCGCAGACTGTGGCTGCGATTTTTGGTTGATGGACGCCAACACCGCCTTTGACATCCCCCGGAACTGGACTTTTGAGGACCAAGCGGTCGCGGCCGGCTTTGAACGGCACGTCCGCGAGCAGCTTCCCTGGTATGAGACCGCAACCGGCGCCGTCGCCCATGTCGCGCGCCACTACATCCCCAACGGCGGGCTGGTTTACGACCTCGGCGCCGCAACCGGGAACATCGGCCACGCGCTCGCGCCGACCTTGACTGCCCGCGGTGCACGACTGGTCGCGGTCGAGCCGTCCGCCGAGATGGCCGCGATCTACTCGGGCCCAGGCCAGTTGCTGGTCGAGCGCGCCGAGTGTGTCGCGTTCGAGCCGTTCGATGTCGCCATCGCGTTCCTGACGCTGATGTTCGTCCCGCCGGTCGAGCGCAGGCCTCTGCTCGCGCGCCTGGTGTCCGCAGCACAGCCCGGTGGCGCGCTGATCGTGTTCGACAAGTGCGAGGCCGAGCGCGGCTATCCGGGGACGGTGCTCTGGCGCCTCGCACTCGCCGGCAAGCTCGCGGCCGGCGTCGATGCGAGCGAGATCGTCGCCAAGGAACTGTCACTGTCTGGTGTGCAGCGACCCTTGCCGCGCGCGCTGTTGCCGGCGCACGCGGTCGAGTTCTTTCGCTTCGGCGAATTCGCCGGCTGGCTGATCGAGACATGAGCCGCCGCAACAAGGGCGGACGCCCGCGCAAGCCGACCGCGCTTCACAAGCTCCACGGCACTGAGCGCGCGGATCGCAACCTCCGGCCGTATGAACCGCAGCCCGAGGCCGATCTCGATGTCGTGCCGCCCGACTTTCTATCGCCGAGCCAGAAAGAGGGCTGGCGCTATGTCATGCGCCATGCGCCGCGCGGACTGCTCAAGGCCCTCGACCGCTCCGTGCTCGTGACCTGGATCGAGGCCGAGGATCGGCATCGCACGGCGATGATGATGCAAGCCAAGCTCGATCTCGGTAATAACCTACCGTTGCTGACCAAGAACAAGGATGGCACCGCGACCGCCTCGCCGTATCTCCGCATCATGAACCATGCCGGGCTGGTCATGCTTCGCTGCGGCAGTGAACTCGGCTTCTCGCCGGCCTCGCGCCCGCGCATCCAGGTGATACCGGCCGGTGGGCCCCCGGTCATCGATGGCGATGTCGATCCTTGGGATGAACTGACGCGGGATGTCGCGTAGGCAGGACCACGTTGCCCCGGCGCTCCGCTTCGCTGAATTGCTCGCTGACGACGCGGGCGCCTGCGAGACCGCGCGCAAGGCGGCGCAACGGTTCAACCGCGAGCTTGCCGATGCCCGCGCCGGCAACAGCCCCTGGCAGTTCGATGAGGCGCTCGCCAACCGGGCGATGACCTTCGCCTCAATGCTGCCCAACATCAAAGGCCCCGAAGCCGACAAGCCCATCCGGCTGATGGACTGGCAGCGCTTCGTCTATGCGAACCTATTCGGCTTCGTTGAGGCCGGCACCGCGTTGCGACGCTTCCGGCAGGCGTTCGTCGCCGTCCCGCGCGGCAACGGCAAGACGACGATCGTCGCGCCCGCCGCGCTCTACTGCACGTTTATGCAGCGCGAGGGCGGTGCGGAAGGCTACGCCGCCGCGGTGACCCGCGATCAGGCGCGCATCCTGTTCGACATGGCGCAACAGATGGTCCGCCGCACCCCGCAACTCCGCAAGCCGCCGCTCTCGGTCAAGGTGATGGTCAACGCGATCTTTCAGGAGCACACCGCGAGCCGCTTCGCCCCGATCAGTTCCGACGCCAAGGCACTCGACGGCCTCAACGTCGCCGTCGCGGTCTGCGATGAAATCGCCAGCCACAAGACGCCCCAGGTTTACGACGTGCTGTTGACCGCGATGGGCAAGCGCATCCAGCCGCTGCTGATCTGCATCACCACCGCGACCGACAACAGCGCCGGCATCGGCAAACAACTCTGGGATTATTCGCTCCGCGTGCTCGATAACGTGCAGCAGGATGACCGGCTGTTCGCGCTGATCTATACCGCCGACGCCAACGACGACACCTGGAGCGAGGCGACGTGGCGCAAGGTCAACCCCGGCTGGGGCCAGACCGTCCAGCCTGACGCGATCCACGCCGTTGCCAAGCAGGCGCGGAACAATCCCGCGCAGGAGTCGGCATTCAAGACGCGCCATCTCAACCTATGGGTCGGCGCGGACCAAGCGCTGTTCAGTATGCGCGCTTGGCAGGATTGCACCGACCCGACGCTGCGCATCGAGGACTTCGCCGGCAAGCCTTGTCATATCGCGCTTGATCTCGCGAGCAAGACTGACCTTGCCGCCGTTGCGATCGTGTTCCCGGACGGCAGCAACTATGCGGTGTTCGCCCGCTGCTACCTCAATGAACAGGCCGTGCTCGAGGCGCGCAACCCGTCCTATCCCGGCTGGGCACGCACGGGCGCGTTGACCATCACGCCCGGCAACGAAACCGACTTTAGCGTCATCGAGGATGACATCATCGATCTCGGCAAGCAGTTCCAGGTGGAATCGGTCGGGTTTGATCCCTGGCGCGCTACGCAGCTTGCCCAACGTCTGACAAAGGAGCGAGTGCCCTGCATCGAGCTGCGCATGAACGCGCAGACATTGAGCGAGCCGACCATCGAACTCGACGCCGCTGTGCGTAGCGGCCGGCTCCGTCATGACGGCAATGGCGTGCTGGCGTGGTGCATGTCCAATGTGGTCGGACACTACGATGCGCGCGGCAACGTGTTTCCGCGCAAGGCGCGCCCTGAGAACAAGATTGACGCTGCTGTCGCGCTGATGATGGGCATTGCCCGCGTCATGACCAGCATTCCCACGACATCGGTCTACGAGACGCGTGGACTGATGATGCTCGGCTAATGGCCTTGCACCTCGTGCCTATCGTTTCAACTGAAACAGGAGTGAGTGGTATGCCGTTCGTTAGTGGTTTCCTACGCCTGCGCCGTGGCGGTCATCCCGACCAGGGCCTTCCCGGAGGCGAAGGGCCGGTTGATCCGGATTACGGCATCGATTCTGGGCATCCCGATCAAGGGCTGCCGGGTGGCGGGCTGTATCCCGACCAAGGGCTGCCTCGGCCACCTGTCGGCACATTTCCGCCGTTGACACCATCGAATCCGATCGCACCCGCACCACCGTCCGTGCCCCCTGGCACAATCTGGCCCCCCGTGTGGGGTCCGGTCGATCCTGGGTATGGCATCGATGAAGGCGGCCGTCCCGACCAGAGCCTGCCAGGACGGCCCGCGCGCCCCGACCAGGGTCTGCCGGCAACACCAGGACAGCCGCCGCGTCCCGACCAGGGCTTGCCTAGTGTGGGTGGTGAACATCCCGACCAGGGCCTGCCTAGTCGAGTCTATTGGATGATTGCTTACTGTCCCGCGCTGGGCTGGAAGTATGTCGCGGTTGATCCGGCGCTTCGGCCGAGCCATCCGATTGCGCCGCCTCCGACTGCGCAGCCGAAGTAGCTGTCTGTCGTGCCGTTCGTCGCCGCGCATCCGGAGGCATACGTGGGGCTGGTCGTCGGTGACGGCCATTGCGTCGCTTATGTCCGCGCGGCGGCGAACGCCCCTCATACCAGCCTGTGGATCGAAGGGCGCCCGGTATACGAGGTCGCGGATACGCTCACACCGGGCACCGCGATTGCGTCATTCAACCGCGACGGCCGGTATGGCAACGCGACCGATGGGTCAAGTCATGCGGCGCTGTTCGTGTCAGGCGATGAGGCGGGCGGCATCGCGGTTTATGATCAGTGGCGCTTGCATCCGGTCTCGCGGCGCATCATTCGCGCCAAAGGCGGCAAGGGACCGGCCGCTGATGACGCCGACGCGTTCGCCGTGATCGAGGTGTCAGAGTGAGCGTTCATGCCAGGACCTCCATTCGACATGCTGCGCGCGTGCTTCTGGCTCATGGCGATCATCGTGATGGTGATGGTCGCCGAGAGCGTGCTGGCGGTGGCGGGCTGCTTTTGGCTGGTGCTGAGCGGTCAACAGAAAGCAGGCGCATGTATCGAGGCGGGCGTTGTCGGCCAAGCACGGGAGGTTCTGGAGCTTGCTCTGACAACGGTGCTCGCGTTGCTGCTCGCGGCACGCAAACCGCCGGACCCATGATCCCATGAGCATCCGCGAACGCATCGGCCAATGGCTGATAGGTCAGTCGCAACCGTCCGCCGCGCCATCCGCTCCCGAGACGAAAGACGCGGGCGGCCCGACCTCGACCCTTGGGGGCCTGGGGTGGCCGCAACCGATGCTCTATGCCGCGCTCGGCGGCTACGCGAGCAATACCGGCGTTCCCGTTACCCCGTTTACCGCCTTGCAGGCCGCAGCGGTTTACGCGTGCGTCCGGTGCGTGTCGCAGGACATCGCGATGCTCGATCCGTTCGTGCGTCGCAAGCTGCCGGGGTTCAAATGGAAGATTGAGACCCGCCACCCGCTCAACCGACTTTTCGCCGCGCCGAACCGCTGGCAGACGTGGTTCGAGTTCGTCAGCTACGCCGTGTCGTCGCTGTGCTTGCGCGGCAACGCGTTCGCCGTGGTCGATCGCGACGGCGCCGGCAATCCGATCGAACTGGTTCCGATTGCGCCGGATCGCGTGACGATGATGCTCACTGAGGACGGCGAGCTTTGGTATCGCATCAACTCGCGCCGCCTCGGCTACGGGCTGGTGATCCCGCCGGACGACATGATCCACATTAAGAACATTTCCATGGACAGTTACGTGGGTGTGTCGCCGATCGCGATCGCGCAAGACGTGATCGGCCTCGCGCTCGCAACCCAGCAACACGGCGGTATCCTGTTCCGCCAGGGTGGTCAGATCGGCGGCGTGATCAAGCATCCGGGGCAACTGAGCAAGGAAGCCGCTGACAGGATCGCGAACTCATGGCGCGATACGCACAGCGGCGTGCAGAACTCGCACAAGGTCGCCGTGCTTGAGGAAGGCATGGGGTTTGAGAAAATCGCGATGACCAACGAGGACTCGCAATTCCTCGAAACGCGACGTTTCCAGGTGGTCGATATCTGCCGCCTCTATGGGGTGCCACCGCACCGCCTAGGCGAACTCGACAAGGCCACGCTTAATAACATAGAGCAACAAAACCAGCAATATGTCGATAGTGCATTAAAGCCCGTTGCTCGGTCAATTGAGCAACTATTCGACCGTCATCTGTTATTCGAGGATGAGCGCCTGACGTTGCAGTGCAAGTTCAGCTTTGACGACATGACGCGCGGTCCGCTGCTGGAACGCTATCAGGCATACCAAGTCGGCACGCTCAACGGCTGGCTGTCCCGCAATGAGGTGCGCGCTCGCGAGAACCTCGACCCGATCGATGACGGGACCGGCGATGATTACCGCGTGCCGCTCAACACCGGCGATCCGACCGCAGCACAGACCATCGGCCAGCAGGCCGGGCCGAAGCAGCCCGCGACAGTGGAGGGTGATGACGATGAATGACGACGACACAATCGCCATCGATCTGTCAGCCGACACAATCCGCATATTTGGCATGAGGTATTCCCTCGGTCTGTTCCGAACGCTTGCTTTTGGCGCGATCGGCGGCGTCTTTCGCATCGTGAATCGCGCTGATGGCGTAGTTACGCTTGGAACGGTCGAACCGCCGGTTGTGGAGGCCCACGATGCAGATCGTTAGCGCGACGCGGTTCAAGCTGCTCAACCGCAACCGTCGCACCGCCGCCGCCGCGTTCGGTGTCCGCAAGCAGATCATCGCCCCCGCTGACATCATCGAAAGCGACAAGCGCGCGCTGCGGTTCACCATCTCGACGGCCAGCGTTGACCGCGAACAGGACACCATCGCCATCGCCGGGTGGGACCTGACGAATTACCGGAAAAATCCGGTGGTGCTCTGGGGCCACGACTCCTCGCGCCTGCCGATCGGTCGCGGGTTCGATGTCGCCGTTGAGGATGGCGCGCTCAAGGCGTCGGTCGAGTTCATCCCGCAGGACCTGCCGGAAGGCGGTTCGTTCGCCGAGTCCGTCTATCGCCTTGCGCGCGGCGGGTTCATCGCCGCGACCTCGGTCGGTTTCCGCCCGCTGAAATGGACTTACAGCACCGACAAGGAACGCGGTGCGGATGACTGGTTCCCCGGTATCGACTTCGAGGAACAGGAGCTGGTCGAGCTGTCGATCGTCACCGTTCCCGCCAATCCCGAGGCGCTGGTCGATGAGCCATTGCTCGGCGAGGGCACCGCGATTGCCACACCGAACCCGACGAGCGGCGAGGAAGTAACCGCTCTTAATGAAGAACGAATAAGAGCACGAGCACGCCGCCGACGCGTGCTCCAACTGGCTATGGCGACTGCGGACTGATCCGCGCGCCCTTAACCCCACACACACAAGGATCAAGGTTATGGCTGGGCTTTCCGAGAAGCATCGCGAACTGAAGCGTCGGCGCGCTGAAATCGTCGCCAAGATGGGCACCATCGTTAAGGAAGACTCCGACGACAAGCCGGCGAGCGAGGAAGAGACCAATACATTCGACGAACTCGCCGCCTCACTGGCCGCGATCGATCAGCGCCTGCAACGCGTCGCCGCTGCCATGCAGGCCGCCGCAGAGGGCGCACAGGACGCGGACCAGGACGACCCGGATGCGGACCCGGACGACAAGGGCCTGAAGCGCCAGAACTGGCGTATGCCCGCCGCAACAGTGAAGCGTGATCCCGACGCCGGGCTGAAGGACAAGCGGGGCGTCAAGGCCGCGCGCTACGTGCTGGGCCTCATGCACGCCAGCTTCCACCATGTCTCGCTGGAGAAGGCGGCGGAGTTCGTCAGCAACCGCTTCGGTGATGACATCGTCGCCCGCGCGCTCAATGCCGGGGTGACCGGCGAAGGTGGCGCGCTGATCCCGCAGGACTTCATGGCCGACCTGATCGAGCTACTCCGCGCGATGACCGCCGTGCGCGGCGCTGGCCCGATGGAGGTCGGAATGCCAATGGGCAACCTGACCATTCCGCGCCTCGCCGGTGGTGCGACCGCTGCTTACCAGAATGAGCTTGACGACATCGGTATCTCGCAGCAGCGGTTCGACGATGTGAACCTCGTGGCCAAGAAACTGACCGCGATGGTGCCGGTATCAAACGACCTGATCCGCCGCTCGCCGATCGGCGTCGAGGAAATCGTGCGTGACGATCTTGTGCAGACCGTGGCCCGTCGGGAGGACCTCGCTTTCCTACGCGGCGACGGCACCGACAAGGGGCCGATCGGGATGCGCCACCTCGTGCTGCCGGCGAACCTGATCACCGTCACCGCGATGCCCGCGACGCCCGCACCGGGGGACCAACTGACCGCGATCCTGGCCGGGGCGTCAGCGGCCATTCTCGCCCTGCAGAACGGCATGAGCCGCATGATCCGCCCCACCTGGATCATGGCGCCGACGATTGCGCGGTTCATCAGCACCGCGCGCGATCAGGTCGGCGGGTTCTACTTCAAGGACGAAATGGCGCGGCTGACGTTCGAAGGCTATCCGGTCCGCCTGACGCAGCAAATTCCGACAAACTTGGTGATGACGACCTTCACCAAGGCATCGGAAATCTACTTCGTGGACATGGCGGATTTCATCATCGCCGACACTTACAACGTGGTGGTCGATGCCTCCGATGTCGCGGCCTACAACGATGGGACCGGCATGGTGTCGAGCTTCCAGCGCGACCAGTCGCTATTCCGCGTCATTGCTGAGCACGACGTGAATATGCGGCACCTCCAATCGCTCGTGGTGTTGCTGACGCAGGATTGGGGCTTCTCCGGGGTTCCAGGCTCGCCTGGGGCGCCTTACTCGACGCAGCCGCTCAATCCCACGTGGTCGCAGGCCTCCGCCATCAGGCCGGCTCTGGCGACCGGCGCGAACGCACCGCCGACGCTCAAGGACCCGGCATAACAGGGAGGACGCACGATGTCAGAGACCGAGACCATGCCAGCCGCCGAACCGGGCGGCCGTGTCGTCACGTTCGCCACGCAATGGGGCAGCTACAATGCAGGCGAGTCCGCCGCCTTCAGCGAGATGGACGCCGACGCGCTCATTGCGCAAGGCGTCGCGACGGCGGGCAGCGAAGGGGGAACGGCCGAACCACGGCCGGACCTCCCGCCTGGGGGCGTGATGACGGCAGGCCTGGAACATCCGCCGCGCCGCTGGCCACCCGATCCGCAACACCTCGACGTGGTGCAGACCTATGACCCGCGCGTGTCGACCCAACTAGATCGCGCCGCGCGTGACATCGCCTCGGGCAAGCCAGGGTCAGCGGCGCAAGAGGACCTCGCCGCCGCAACGGAGAAAGCCAAAGCAGCGACGGAACCGCCGGCGAAGTCGGAACCGGCCGCGTAACGGAGGCCGCAATGGCGTCGGTGGATGAGTTCTTTCGAGTCTCGGTCGAAGGTATCCCGCAACGCGAAACGGCGGTGACGTTCGTGGCGCATTTCGCCAGCTACTTCCCTGGCGAGGTCGCGGCGTTCACCCCGGAGGAAGCGCAGGAGCTTGCCGATCGCGGCGTGATCGAGGTCGCCCCGCCACCGACGCCAACGGCGGCATTCCTGACCGGCGGCACCGTCGCCGACCCGGCCACGCTGCTGACCGCGCTGGAGGCCGTCGCCGATGGCTCGTTTAGAATCGCCATCAACACCGTGGTGCAGAACACCACGCAAACCGACTTTGCAGGTTCGAACAATCTGGCGCTGGTTGCCGCGCTTATCACGTCATCACTCGGCGGCAACACCGTCGCGCGTTGCACGTGGAATGCCGTGGGCAGCCGTTTCACGATCACCACCGCCGCAACCGGCACCGCTGCCACCATCGGTTACGCCAGCGCACCGCCATCGGGGACCGACATTTCCGACGCCTGCGCACTGTCACAGGCCAGCGGCGCAACCCTCACGCAAGGCACAGCAGGATGAACGAGGACGCGTTGCCGGTGGGGAACCTGTCGGTCGAGGGGATTCCGCAACGCAATGAGATTGTGACCTTTATCAAGCAGTGGTTCAGCTACTGGCCTGGGGAGGTCGCGGCCTTCACTGTCGAGGAAGCAGACTGGCTTTTTGAGCTCGGGGTGATCGCGTCGCCAAAGGTCCCGACGCCGGGGGTGATGCACAGCGGCGCGATTACCGACGTGCCAGGACTTTTGGCGACGGTGAGCGTGATGACTGATGGCGGTTGGGGACAAGGTTTCCTCGGCAACAATAACTGGCAGCAAGGGCCGAGCGACCTGACGGGGGTCAGCACGATTGCGCAACTCGCCTCCACGATGACGACGATGCTGCAAGGCCGCGCAACCTGTGCGTGGGATGCCGGCCTCACTCAGTTGGTGATCACGACCACCAACACCGGAGCAACCGCCACCATCGGATTCGGCAACGCGCCAACGGTCGGCACCGACATGTCGGGGCCTTGCAGGCTTCGGAGCGGCGGCGGCGCAAACATTGAACATGGGACAGACGGATGAGCGACTTCAGCATGGTTCCCGGCACGCTGGTCCAGATGCGGATCGCGCGCCGCTTTGCCCACTACACGATTGGCGATGTCATCGCCGTGCCGATGGATCAGGCACAGGACCTCGCCATGCGCCGCCTCGCGCAACCGCTGGCGATCATGGTGCCGACCAAGGCGGATGAGGCGTCAGCAGAGTCCAAGCCGGCCGATCCGATCCGTCAGCCGGCCCAGGTGGTGCGCAAGTAACGCGATGTATGGCGCCTTGCGTGTTCTTACCCCGCCGGCAACCGAGCCGGTGACGCTCGATCAGGCGAAGCGCCATTGCCGGATCGACAACGACTATGACGACGATCTGGTATCGATGTATCTGACCAGCGCGCGGATGTGGGCCGAGACGTTCCTCAATCGCGCGCTGTTCACCCAGCAATTGCAATACAACATCACATGGTCACCGCCGCCGACCGCGACGCCGCTGGTGCCGCAATCGCTGATCGTGTTTCCGCTCAACTGGCCGCCCCTGGTCAAGCGCCCGATCGAGCTACCGCGCCCGCCGACAATCTCGGTCGAGGGCATCACCTGGGGGCCGATCGATGACATGCAGGCGGCGGACCCGACCGATTACGATCTCAACCTGTTGGTCGAGCCTGGCTACATCGCGGTCAAGCCGCAGCTTCTGCCGCGCATCCCGCAACAGTCCATGTCGATCAACTACACCTCGGGTTATAGCGCGGCGGACCCGACCGTGATCCCGACGCCGATCCTCCACGGTATCCTGCTGTTGACCGCATATCTCTACGAACAGCGCGGCGATGCAGGGGGCGAAATGCCGCCCGCCGCGCGCGCGATTATGCAGCCGTGGCGACTCTGGACGTTTGCCGGATAGGAGCCGCGCCATGTCCCCGCTATTGCTAATCCTGATAATCGTGTTGGTGCTGCTGCTTTTCGGTGGCGGCTACGGCTACCGCACGGGTTACTATGGCGGCGCCGCATATCCGTTCTACGGCGGCGGGCTGCTCGCCATCGTGCTGGTCGTGCTGATCGTGCTGTTGCTGATGGGCCGCCTGTGAGTGCCTGACAACCCCTCGGGGCAACTGCCCGCCAGTTCTGGGATTGGCTCGCTGAAATGGCTGGTGACGCTGTATCGCCGCGACCAAGCGCCAGCCGATGACATGGCGTTGCAGGAAACGTTGGTGGCCATCGCCACCGTGCACGCCGACATTCAACCGACATACGCCAGCACGTTCTATCAATCGACGCAGGTCGATACCCCGATCACGCACATGATCAACGTTCGGTGGTTCGACTATCCCTCGACCATCGATGTCGTGATCCGCAGCACGTTCCGACCGGACGGCACGCAGCGCACTGAACTCTACCGGGTGCGCCGGACGAAAGAGGTCGGCGGGCGCAAGCGCTTCCTGCAAATGGAATGCGAACTTGAGCACAGCAAGACGACGCCGGATGACAGCGACGCGACGCGCAACGCCGAACTGACGGAACCCTACACGCCATGACGCTCTATGCGATCTACGCCACGCCAGCGCCCGGTCGTGAAGTGCGCTATCCGCCCACGGCGCGACTGATGCCAGACGAAGGCATGAACGTGCCTGACGATGACCTATTCTGGGCGCGCCGCATCCGTGATGGCGATGTGCTGGTGGAAGTCCGCTGGGACAATTACTGGCCACCAACGGATGGCGGGGCGGACTGGGATGACGGCGCCACCGATTGGGACAATTTCGCCGCCCTCCCATGAGCGACCTCAAGCTGACGGTGACAAGCTGGGGTGAGGTGGCGATGGACCTCAAGCCCATGCGCGCGCTGATGCGCGCCGCCGGCAACGACGTGCGCAGCAAGACGGCCCGGCTGATCAATCAGGGCCAAGGCGGCGGCCGGAACTATCCCGCGCATGGCGCGACGCAATACCGACCCGCCGCACCAGCCTACCGCGCGAGCGCGCCAGGACAGCCGCCAGCCGCGCCGACGCGCACGTTGCGCGGCTCGCTCAAGACTTACGTTTACAAGAGCGGCGAGGGCTTCGCCGTCCGCGCGCGTCAGTTCTATGCGCTGTTCCTTGAGGCTGGCGCCAAGGGCGGTGGCAACCGGTTCGGGGGGCGCCCCAAGGCCGCCGCCGCGTGGCGGGCTACCGGACGCCGGCACCGTGCCCGAGGCCGCTATACGACGCGCGTGCTGGAGCCGCGCCCGTTCCTCGATCGCGTAATGGACCAAGAGGCCCCGAACATTACGCGCCGCTTGCGCGAGGCGTTCGCCGAATCGCTGACGTGGAAACAGACCACCAAGTGATCGTCGAGACGTTCATTGCCCAGCTACGCGCCAACGCGCCGATATTCGCCGGCCGGATCGCGGGCGCCGCCGAGTTCTATGCGGGCCTCAAGAATTACACGACCTCGCTCGCGCTGCCCGCTGCCTACGTGATGCCGCTCGGCCAGGACGCCGACGCTAACCCGGTCATGAACGGGCTGATCCAGATCGTTCATAAGTCGATCGGCATCGCGGTGGAACTCGACGCGCAGACCGATCGGCGCGGACAGGCGCCGGTGATGCAGTTTGACGTGATCGAGGCGCAGCTATTCGCCTCGGTGCTCAACCTGATCATCGATGACGCCAACGGGTGTCCGCGCATGTCGCGGGGCTGTTATTTCCAGGGCGCGCGATACCTCGACCTCGACCGCGCGCGGCTGTTCTACCAGTGGGAGTTCGGCCTCGATTGGCAGATCAGCGACGCCGACGGTGTGCAGCCGCAATCGGTGCCGCTCGCCGCGATCGAAGTGGACATCTTCAAGGCGCCCGTCACGGCCGGCGATGAGCCAGCCGCTGTCGTGCACATCCCGACAGGTGAGCCGCCTTATCCGCCCGCAACTGACGGCCCGTGGCCCGATCCATCGCAAGAGGACACGCAGCATGGTTAGTGCAATCGACGCCACCAAGCCGACGGCGACGCACGCCTATACCGCCGACGTGCGCGCGAATTTCGCCGCAGCGAAAAGCGAGATCGAGGCGCTGCAACAAAGCACGACGGGTGGTCCGTTCCTGCCGATTGCCGGCGTCACGCCAATGACCGGGCCGCTATTGCTTGCAGCCGACCCGACGCTTCCGCTCGGTGCGCTCACAAAGCAGTATATCGATCGCTTCGGCGGTTTTGTCGATGTGCTGGCTGATCCGCTCGGAGCGTGGAATCAGCCGGGCGCCGTTACGCGCAACACTATGTTCGGGGTTGGCGCGGGCGTTCGACTTGATACCACCGCTCTGGGATGGAACACCTTCATCGGCCATCAGGCCGGGAATGCAATGATCGGCAGTTCCGGGACCACACCGACCACAACCGAGAACGTGATGATCGGCACGCTCTCGGGAGCCAATCAGCCCTCGGGCGATTTCAACACCTACCTCGGCAACGTGACGGGATGGGGCTGTAACTACGACAGCGACAACTGCACGTATCTGGGGATGGATGTCTTCAGAGGCTCGCCTGAGTTTTCTAAAGTCACGACCGCAACTGTTGTTGCGGGAGGAACCGGCGGAACTCCCGGTCCCGTAACTATTACCGGCACATCAGGGGTAGCGGGAACGAAGTGGCAAGGCACAGCGACGATCAGCGCCGGAGGGGCACTGACAGGCCCTGTCACAATCACGGTTCCTGGCGGCTATTCAACGGTGCCTACTGCCACTGATCCGGTGACAGGCGGCGGGTTGACCGGCGCCACTTGCGCGGTAGCGACATCACTGGGGATTTGGAACGGCGGCAGCAATAACACCGGCGTCGGCGCCCGTGTCATGCGTAATGGTAATTACGAACAGTGCTGCACGCTCGGTGCGTTCACGATGCAGTATCAGAACGCCACGGGCGCGTTGGTCACGATCAACAATTGTATAGCCATCGGGTATGGCTCGATGACGGGTGATCCGACCGCGCTCGGCACGATCGCCAATTGTGTTTCGGTGGGCTGGTTTACCGGGGCAAATCTTGGCAAAGGCATGGCGTCGGCTGCCACCGTCCAGGGCAACGTGTTCATTGGCACGGCGGCGGGACGCTATGTCCAAAGCGGCAATTACAACACGTTGGTGGGCTATAACTCGGGGGCCAGCCCATCGATGGCCGCGACCGCGTTCGCAACCTGCGTCGGTGCCAATACCGGCGCGCTCCTTACGACCGGCAACCAATTGACCGCAGTCGGGTTCAATGCCGCCAGCAAAGTAACCACCGGCAACGCCAACACGCTCTTTGGCTATCAGGCGGGTCTCGCTCTTACCACCGGGTCATTCAACCACATTTTTGGCAATTCCGCTGGCGGGGCGCTGATCGGCGGCAACCGCAACACGCTGATCGGTCATCTGGCTGCATCGACCAATCTGACCACCGGCTCGGATAATATCATTATCGGCTATGGTCTCGACACAGTGGCCGCCGCCACCGGATCAACGATCAACATAGGCAACACGTTCCTAGCGACGGTTGCTGGTGGACCCACGTCAAATGCTCGCATTGAACTGGCCGGCCTCAGCGTTGCATTCTTCAACAGCCTGTTCACCAGCACCGCGCAAGGTATCTCAATCGATGTGCCAAACCAACTGGTCACAGCGATCGCCGTGGCCGCCGGGGGAACCGGATATCTGGCCAACGATACGCTGAACGACGCCAGCGGCGGGCGCTACAGCGTCACCTCCGTGTCGGGCGGCGCCGTCACGGGACTGTCGATCATCAAGCCGGGGGTCACGAATGCGCCACCTGTCAATCCGGTGACGCTGACCAACGGAAGCAAGACCACGGCATCCAATCAAGCCGGCACAGGATGCACAGCAACCCTGACGTGGAGTGCTAACAAGGCGTTGCAACTCAACGCGTCGGCAAATGATGTGCTGGTGGGCAGCGGCACGACCTCGAATGCCGCCACGGTCGGGTTCCTTGGCCTCCCGGCCTCACCGGGTGTGCCGACCGGGACACCGCTCAACGCGGCCTTACAACCCCTCGTCAAATACAACAGCGGCACCGATACGGTGAATATCTTTGCAAACGGTGCATGGCGTCACATCGCCACATTACCAGGAGCAGCATGATGGATCGGGAAAACGCACATGGTTAGTGCAATCGACGCCACCAAGCCGACGGCGACGCACGCCTATACCGCCGACGTGCGCGCGAATTTCGCCGCAGCGAAAAGCGAGATCGAGGCGCTGCAACCTGCCGCGATCGGCAGCCCGTTCCTCCCGATCGCGGGCGGCACGTCAATGGCGGGCCTATTTGCTCTATTCGCCGATCCGGCATTGCCCCTACATCCTGTCACCAAGCAGTATTTCGATGCGTCAATTGCAGTTCACGGCGTCGTCGTTGATAAGAACGTCGATCCACTCGGCATCTACAATCAGCCGGCCCGCGTCACTTCAAATACGCTCGCGGGCGCGGGCGCTGGCGCCAGACTGACGACGACCACACGAAACCAATACAACACGCTGTTCGGTTACTTCGCCGGCAACATGCTCACCGATGGCAGCAGCGCAGAGAACACATTCGTCGGCTACGCCGCTGGTATGAATTTGCCGAGCGGGAACTTCAATACATGGCTCGGCAATGGTGCGGGATGGGGCATTAACTACGACGCCTCATTGCAGACGTTCGTCGGTATGGACGTATTCCGTGGCACGCCGGAAAACGGGTCATGGAACAGCGGTGGGTCGAACACGGGTGTCGGCGCGCAAGTCTTTAGGAACGGCAATTTCAGCTTCAACGTGGCGATGGGCCTCGCCGCAATGCGCTATAACAATCCCAGCGCCAATGCCTCCACCGTCCTCCCCACCGCAGGCTACAACGTGGCACTGGGTTATTCGGCGATGGGGGGCGATGCCACCGTGACCGGCACGCTCAATTTCAACGTCGCAGTCGGGTGGCAGTCGGGCAACCTGCTTGGTGTCGGCGGCGCCACGCTCGTGCAAGCCAACACGTTCATAGGTCATGCGACCGGGCAATACGCCAAGAATGTTTCGTATGATACTTTAATCGGTTACAACTGCGGCGGTAGCGCCAATATCGCAGGCAGCTTCCTGACGCTGGTAGGCGCACAGACCGGCGAGAACCTCACGACCGCAACCCAGATAACAGGCGTCGGATTTCAGGTCGGCCGCAATATCACGACCGGCAACGCCAACGATCTGTTCGGTTATCAGGCCGGTCTGGGCCTGACCACCGGCACTCGAAACTCGATTTTCGGCGGATCGTCGGCGGTTAACCTTGTCAACGGCACTTTGAATACGATCATCGGTCCCCTTTGCGCGTCAACCATGCTGGTGTCGGGGAACAACAACATCCTGATTGGCTACGCGCTAGACACCCTCGCCGCCAACACCGGCTCGACGATCAACATCGGCAACGCATTCACCGCTACGAACGTCGGTGGTCCATCCAATGCCAGCGGACACATCACGCTGGCTGCTGCTGATGTGGCATTCGCCAATGGCCTGTTCTCGACCACTGCTTTGGGTGTGAGCCTGGACGTGCCAAATCAGATCGTCACAGCGATTGCCGTGGCGGCTGGTGGATCGGGCTACCTCGTCAATGATACGCTCAATGACGCGAACGGGGGCCGCTACAGCGTGGCTACGGTGTCAGGCGGAGCGGTGCAAACCCTGACCATCATCAAGCCCGGTGTCGCTGCATCGCCACCGACCAATCCGGTGACGCTGACCAACGGCTCAAAGACGACTTCCAGCAATCAACTCGGCACGGGCTGCACGGTGACTCTGACGTGGAGCAGCAACAAGGCGCTGCTGCTCAATAAAAGTGCCAACGATGTGTTCGTGAGTTCCGGCGCCCTGGCTGCCGGTGCTGTCGTTGGCTTCCTCGGGCTGCCCGCCTGCACCGGCACGCCAGCGGGCACACCGACGAATGCCGCCTCCGGGGCGCCGTTCCTGATCTACAACAAGACCACCAACAGCATAAACATCTACACCGGCGGCGGCTGGCAGCACGTCACGCTTACCGCAGGAGCAGCATGATGGACATGTCGATGCCGCCGGTTGATCCCAACCGGCTGATGATGACGCGGCTACGGGCGACGGATTGGAACGTCGTGCTTGCGGCGTTGAATGAAATGCCGCACCGGATCGCGCGCCCCATCATCGACAACCTCATGCAGCAACTGCGCCTGCAATCCGCGACATCGCCGGATGATGTCGAACGCGCGCTTGGCATGTCGCCCGAGACCTAAAATCCCCTCATCCAACGGAGGCTCACCGATGAAAGTCGTCACCGCACCTGGGCGCGCTGTGCGTGATCCAGTGACCTTTATCCCGGTGCCGCCGGAAGGCCGCGACATCAACGAGCATGACCTCTATTGGGCGCGTCGCCTGCGCGACGGTGACGTGGTGCCAGCGCCGCCACCCGACCCCGAGAAGGAGACCTAACCGATGGGCATCGACTTCACTTACTACCAGACCAGCAACCGGGTTCCCGGCGTCTACGTCGAAATGGACCCGTCGCAGGCGAACACGGGCGTTGCCAATCAGACGACGCTGTTGATTGGGCAAATCATCGCCACCGGCACCGCGCCGCCCGATCATCCGTTCTTGGTCGAGAACGTCGCCCAGGTGCAGCAACTGTGCGGCATCGGTTCGATGCTCGACGCGATGGCGGAGCGCTACCTCGCGCGCGATCCGTTCGGCACGCTCTATCTGCTGCCGCTCGCCGACAACGCGGCCGGCGCCGCCTCGACCGGCACCGTGACCGTCGCCGGCGCTGCCACCGCCAATGGCACGTTGAATCTCTACATCGCAGGCCAGCGGGTGCAATCGCCGGTGACCAACGGTGACACGGCCTCCGTCATGGCGGGCAACCTGCTCGCCGCCATCACCGCCGCCGCCAGCCTGCCGGTATCCGAGGCGGCGGTCGGGGCCGTCATCACCCTAACCGCGCTCAACAAGGGCGAGGCGGGCAACGGCATCGATCTACAGATGAACTACCTCGGCGCCGCCGGGGGCGAGTTCCTACCGCCCGGGGTGACCGTGACCATCGTCGCGATGTCGGGCGGCACCGCTAATCCGGTCCTGACGAATGGGCTGGCGAACCTATCATCGGTGCCGTTCGATTTCATTGGCCTGCCCTACACCGACACAACGTCACTCGACGCGGTTAAGAACTTCCTCGCCGACGACGTGGGCCGCTGGTCGTGGCAACAGATGATCTATGGCGGTTGCTTCGCCGCCTTTCGTGGCACGCTCGGCCAATGCACCGCGCTTGGTCTCGCGCGTAACGATCAGCACGTATCGATTATGGCCTATCAAGGCTCGCCAGACCCGGAGTGGATATGGGTCGCGGAAGTCCTCGCCGGCTGTGCCGCCAGCATCCGGGTCGATCCTGGCCTGCCGCTGCAATACATCGCCACCACACTGAAGCCGCCGCCGATCGCGCAGCACTGGACGCTCGGTGAGCGGAACACGCTGCTGTATGACGGCATGAGCACGACGCGCGTGCAGCAAGATGGCACCGTGATGATCGAGCGCATGTGCACGACGTATCAGCGCAACGCCGCCGGGGCGGTCGATAACTCATACCTCGACGTAGAAACGATGTATGGGCTGATGTTCGTCGCGCGCGACCTCGCCAACTATCTGCTCACTCGCTACGCGCGCAAGAAACTGGTGAGCGACACGACGCCGATCCTCGCCGGTTCCAACTGCGTCAACGCGCCGATGATCAAGGCCAGCGTGGTGATGGAATACCGTGCCTTGCAGACCGCCGGCTACGTCCAGAACGCCGACACTTTCGCCAAGGGTATCCTGGTGGAGAACGCCGGCAACGGACTAGTGAAGATTCTGGCACCTGTTGATTTAGTAAATCAACTCCGCCAGATCGCAATCCTGCTGCAATTTAGGAAGTCATAACGGAGGCCGATCATGGCGAGTTGTGTTCCCTTGGCCGGCATCACCGGCCTGACGATCGACGGTAACGCCTACATGGTGGTTTCCGACGTAACGTGGTCGCCGGTGATATTCCGCCGCGAGACGTTGCTCGGCCTCGATGCCGTGCACGGCTTCAGCGAAATCCCCGCGCAAGGCTTCATCGAGGCAACCTTGCGCGATAGCTCGGACATCACCGTCGGTGATTTCAACGTTATGAGGTGCGTTGAAGTCCAGGTGTCGCTCGCGAACGGCAAGGTCGTCGGTGGCGCGAACATGTGGTGCGTCACCGCGCTGGAGGTCCGCGCCGCCGAAGGGACGTTCCAGGTCCGCTTTGATGGCGTGGACGTGTCGGAGACCTTCGCATGATGGACGGGATGTCGATTGCTGATCAGATGGACGCGGCGGAGGAACAGATTGCGCCGCGCGTCCTCGACCTGGAACTTGATCCGCCGGTGACGTTCCAAAAGAAACCGTTCGCCTCGCTGCACCTGGAAGAACCCACGGGCAAGATGATGGAACGCGCCGAACAGGAGTTGCAGGGCGGCGTCAATGCCTACGCGCTGCGGCGGTTCCAAATCACCCTGGTGGCGCAAGCTGCCAAGGTGCCGCGCGAGGTGGTCGAGGCGATGCCGGTGGGACAGATCGCGCGTGCCTGGGATTTTCTCGAAACGCTGTTGCCGGGTGGCCCAGCAACTGGCGTGACATCATCGCGGACCTGACGCGCTTCTGGGGTTGGGGACCGCATGACGCATGGTCGTTGACCGGCACGGAATTGATGTGGTGGCTCGATCAGACGCACCGCATTGCCGCGCGCGAACGCGAAGCCGCAGAGGCACGGCGTAGGTAATGGCCGGCGGCTATAGTGTAACGTTCTCGATCGTCGATAACGCGACGCGCCAGATTGACGCGATCAACAAGCGCATCACCGCGATGCGCGCGCCGATGGACCGCATGTCGCGCTCGATCAGCCGGTTCGTCGACGTGTCGGGCTTGCGCAAGGTCGCGGAAGGGTTCGGCTGGATAGGACGCGCCGCCGCCACCGCGTTCCGCGCGATGATCGCGATTGTCCCGGTGCTGGGCGCGATCACCTCGGCCGCCACCATCGCCGGCATTGCCAAGCTGGTGTCGTCATTCTCCGCCTGGGGGCGGCAACTGACGATCAACGCCGATCAGATCGGCGCCTCGACGCAGACGTTGCAGCAATTCGAGGACGCGACACGGCTCGCCGGTGGCAGCGCTGACGATATGACGGAAAGCCTCAAGGGCCTGCACGACGCCACCGTGCGCGCGCTGGAAGGACAGGACCCGCAGACGCTGGCCTACTTCAGTCAGCTTGGCGTCAACCTGCGCGACGCCAACGGGGCAATGCGGACCACCGCCGACCTGATGCCCGAGGTCATGCAGAAGTTGCAGGACATCAAGGACCCGACCGACCGCGCGCGTCTTGCCACCGCGCTGCTAGGTGGCGCCGGCATGAAGCTGGTCGAGACGTTCCGCATTACGCACCGCTCGTTTGGCGAGTGGATGACGGACGCCAGGCAGTTCACCGAACTGACGCAGGCGCAGCTACAGGACATGATCAAGTTCGAGCAGGCACAAGGCCGGCTCGGTGTCGCGTTCGATCACCTCGGGCAGCAAGTCGCCGCCGTGCTCGCCAACAATTTCACGCCGCTGTTCAACCGCCTGTCCGAGTTCGTGACGACGCATCAACCGCAGATCATCGCCGCCGTTGACCAACTCTCCGCGCGCTTCGCCAAGTGGCTCGACAACCCGGACATGTGGAAGAACATCGGCGACGGCATCACCAAAACGATCGATGGGCTGCAATGGATGGTCGATCACCTCGACACCATCTTGCAGGTTGCTGAGGACATCGCGTTGCTGTTCGCGGTGAAATGGGCCGTGGGGATCGTCGCCTCGATTGCCCAGGTGGTCGCCGCGATCGGCACCATTGCCGGTGGCACTGCCGTGGGCACCGGACTTTTGGGCGCGCTCGGCGCCGTCGCCGCGCTGGCCTCGGTTCTCGCACTGAAAGGCGATACGGGACCCGGTGGACCCGGACCCGCGACGCCAGAGCAAAAACGCGACGCCGCGAAGGCCGTCGAGGACGCCAACAAGGGCACGGGCTACACCGGCAATTTCTGGCATGACATGGGCGTGGGCATCTCGCGCGGTGCCGGGGCGGTGTGGGACCGCATCGTAAAGGGGCCGGAAAGCATCCGCCCGCCAGCTTCGCCGAGTAGCTTCACACCGACCGCGCCGGAACTCACACCGGAGGGGAAGGGGCTGCTGACGACGATCGCGGCGCATGAATCGCGCGGCGATTACAGTGTGCTCTATGGCGGCGGACACTTCGCCGGAACGCAATTCCCGCAATGGGCGGGGCAGGATAATTCGCACGCGGCCGGCGCCTATCAATTCCAGCCCGGCACGTTTGGGGGGGTGCAGCGCGCGCGACCAGACATCACAGACTTTTCGCCAGCGAACCAGGATCGCGCCGCGTGGTATCTCGCGCAACAGGACTACCACCGCCGCACCGGCCGCGATCTCACAGTGGACCTCAAGGACCCGTCCAAGGCGCAGGACATCGCCAACGCGCTGCAACCGACCTGGACCTCGACCAACAAGCCGGGGTGGGCGCAACAACTGGAAAAGAACCTGGGCGCGCAGGCCAAGGCACCACCCGTCGCGAGCGCGCCGCCCGTCGCGATGCCACCGACCACACCACCCGTCAACGGCTCGGTGAACGTCGATATCACGCATCGCAACCCGCCACCGAATGCCGCCGTGACCGCGACCGGCTCGGGCGCCGTCAACGTCGCACCGCCGCGCGTCGAGCACGCGCAACTGGCCGACATATGAGCGGCATCCTCGGTCAGATCGGCGGCGCGATCAGCGGGGCTAACCGGCTGGTGCAGACCGTTGGCAGCACCGTCACCGACGTTGCCAGGATCGGGCAACTGGCCGGGGGAGCGCTCGAGGTCGACAACAGCGGCCTGTCGTTCGCCGATGGCTCGTGGTGGCAACAGCTACAGCCCGGCTCCTGGCGCGGGGTGGGGTTCGTTCTCGACGCCGGCCAGACGAAAGCCGGGCGCCGCGTCGCGATCCATGAATACCCCTACCGCGACACCGCATGGTCGGAGGACCTGGGCAAGCTGCCGCGTCGGTTCTCGGTCGAGGCATACCTGACCGGCGATGACGTCTATCAGCAGCGCGACGCCATGCTGGCCGCGTGCGAACAGCCTGGCCCCGGCACGCTGGTGCATCCGACGCTTGGCAGCGTGCAGTGCGTGCTGCTCGATTTCACGACCACCGATCGGCGCGAGCGCGGACGGTATGTCGAGGTTGCACTTGCGTTCATCCTCGCCGGGGACGTGCTGTATCCCGGCACCTCGCTCAACACCGGCGACGCGATCACCTCGGCCGGCGCCGCGCTCAACACCGCTTCGATCAACGACCTGGGGGCGACCCTCGCCGGGGTGACCTCGACCGTGCACTCGGTCACCGGCGCCGTCGGGCAGTTCACCGCGATTGCCGGCACGGCGGTCAACGACGCCTCCCGCGTATTCGGTGCCGTGCGGGGCCTCTCGGGCTACTTCGGCCGCTTCGCGACCGGCAACCGATCAACGCTGCTGCCGCTGACGGCGACCGTCCAGACCGCTCTGGGCGCCGCCACGACGGCGCGGACCTTGGTCAATTCGAGCATCGGTCTGGTCAACCATCTGGCCTCGCTCCTGTGAGCCAGCAATCGGACGACTTCGCCGCCGCCGCCGTGCAGCTGGCCGACGCGCTCGCTGCCGCGGCGAATGATCCCGCCGACGCGATCCGGCTGTTGCTGCCGTTGACCAGCTGGGCGCCGCCGCCGGTGCGCGGCACGGGGCCGCTCGCCGTCAATGCCCAGATCGCACTGGACGCTATCGCCAGCAACCTGCGATGCGCCGCCTGCGCTGCCTTGGGGCCGGCTACGGGGGCGTATCAGCCGATCAGCTACCAAGACGCCATGTCCGTCCGCGCCGCCGTCTGCGGTGCTCTGGACGCCGAAGCGACCCGCGCCGCCGACGATGGCCGGGACGCGGTGTATCAGGCGCTGCGCGACCTGCGCTGGACCGTCGCCCTCGACCTCGCGCTACGCGGCGCGAACCTCGCGTGGCTGGTCGAGGTGTCGACCCGCGCCCCCATGCCGTCGCTCGCCGAAGCCTGGACGCTCTACCAGGACACGACGCGCGAGCCGGGCCTTGTCGCCTCGGCGGACCCGGCTAATCCGCTGTTCCTCTCGCCGACGTTTCCGGCGCTCAACCGATGAGTGCCGCGCATGGCGTGCCACCGCGCGGGGCGCCCCTCGGCGCAACCGACACCCTCACGCTCAAGGTGGGCGGCAAGGACCTGACCGGCTGGCAACGCGTCGCGGTGACCCGCTCGATGGACAGCGTTCCCGCGTCATTCGACATCCTGGTGACGGAAAAGTATCCGCTCGCGCCCGACATCGATGTGAAGCCGGGGGCGCCGTGCACGGTCTCGATCGGCGGCGACCTCGTGCTGACCGGCTACGTCGACCGCTACAGCGCCAGTATCAGCGCCGGTGACCACACGGTGCGCATCGCCGGCCGCAGCATGTCGGAGGACTTGGTTGATTGCTCCGCGCTGTTTGATACCACCAGCAACGAGCCTGGGATGCAGAAGTTGAACGGCTCCGCGCTATCGATCGCGCAGGGCCTCGCCAAGCCCTACGGGGTGACCATCACCAGCCTCGCCGGTGATGGCGCGACCATCCCGCAATTCAACATCAACCTGGGGGAGACCGCCTGGGAGATCATCGATCGCGTGACGCGCTATTCGAAGCTGGTCGCCTATGACCTGCCGGACGGTTCGATGGTGATGGCACAGGCCGGCAGCGAACAGATGGCCAGCGGCTTCGCGCTCGGGTCCAACATCGAGCACGCCGATGTCAGCTATTCGATGGACGAACGGTTTTCCCAATACGAGGCCCATTTCCTATCAACGATGGCGTTCGGCACCGACGCCGGGGTGAACTCGCCGACGATCGGCCAGATTGTGAAGGACGATGGCGTGCCCCGCTTTCGCAAGCGCTACATCGTCAGTGAGCAAACGATCCTCGGTCGGCCGATCGCGTATGACCGCGCGGTGTGGGAACGCAATCGCCGCTATGGCCGCTCGCAGGTGTTCAGCGTGGTGTGCGATAGCTGGCGCGACGCCGCCGGTGCGCTGTGGGCGCCGAACCACCTCGCGCCGATCCAGGCCGCCGCGTTGAAGCTTCCCGCGCCCAATGACGACGTATGGGTAATCGCGAGCATCAGCTATCTGCGCGATGAAAACGGCCAACACGCCGCGCTGACGCTGATGCCGAAACAGGCATTCGATCCAGAGCCGCTGTCGCTGCAAAACATCCCGCCTATGATCGGCGATACGCAGGGCAACAACCCGACCAAGCCGGACACGTTCAATCCGCCCGCGAACGTGGCGACATGAGCGTGGCGGATCGCCTCTATCGCCGCGTCCAGATGATGTTGGCCCCGGTCAAGATCACCGCGACCGATGACACCGGCCCGGTGCACCGCGCCCAGGTGCGCGCGATGGCTCCCGAGCAAATCGACAACGTGGCCGTGCTGCAACTCTACGGGCTGGCCTCGCACGCGATGGTGGGCAGTGATGCGATGGCGCTGTTCGTATCGGGCGACCGATCGAACGCGGTGATCGTCGCGACCAACAACCAGGACGCGCGGATGCGCAACCTCAAGTCCGGCGAGGTCGCGCTCTACACCGACGAAGGCGATAGCGTGCTGCTATCGCGCGGCCGGATCATCAGCATCAAGTGCGGCACCAAGGTGCACATCGATTGCCCGCTGGTCGAAATGACGGGCGACCTCCACGTGACCGGGGAAGTGGTGCGCGGCTTCGGCACGGGCGATCAGGTCACGCTCGGTCAGCACTCGCATACGCAAGGCGCCGACTCTCGCGGCGACGGCGAGGTCCCGACAAATGCGCCAACGCCGGGAACCTGATCATGGCCGATAGCTGGATCGTCGACGCTGGCCTGCCGCTGGTGACCTCGCCGAACAAGCTGCCGTCCGCCAACGGGGCCGGCGACATTTACATCCTGTGGGACAACATCAACGCGCAAGGCGATTGGGCGCTTGCGGCCGGCGATGTGCAGACCGGCCAGGACTTAGAAACCGCCTGCCTTGTGTCGCTGTTCACCGACAAGCTCGCGACGCCCGATTTCATTCCGACCGATGGCACGTCAGACCGGCGCGGCTGGTGGGCCGATCCCTATAACGATCAGCCGCTTGGCTCGAACCTCTGGCAACTGGAGCGCGCCAAGAAAACCCGCGACACCTTGGCCCTCGCGCGCCGCTACGCATCCGACGCGTTGCAATGGCTGGTCGATGACGGCGTGGCGCGGTCGGTGACCGTCGATACGCAATGGCTCGGCTCGACCGGCTCGACCACGCTCGGCATCCGCGTGGTGATCCTCAAGCCTGACGGCAGCGCGACGCGGTTCACCTTCGGCTGGGCCTGGGACAACCTCGCGTCGCTGCCGCTGTTGGCATTCCCGCCACCGCCAGGACACTCATAAATGCCCTTCGCGCGTCCGACACTAACCGCGCTGCGAAACGCCGCGATCCAGGACATAACGACCTCGGGCGTTCCTGGTCTCAACGGGCTGTTGCGCAACGCCGTGTTGCCGGTGCTCGCGTGGGTCATGGCGGGGTTCACCTATTCGCTCTACGGCTTCCTTGACTGGATCGCGCTGCAAGGCGTGCCGTTCACCTCGACCGATGAATACCTGTATGCCTGGGGTGCGCTGATCGGTGTGTTCCCCAAGGACTCAACCCCCGCGATCGGACAGGCGCAATTCAGCGGCACGCCCGGTCGCGTGGTGCACGTTGGTTCCACACTCTCGCGCCAGGACGGCACGCCCTACACCTCGACCGCCGACGCCGCCGTTGACGGAACCGGCAACGTGCTGGTGCCGATCATCGCAGCGGTGAATGGCGCCGCGACCGATTGCGCGGCCGGCACGCCGATCAGCCTCGATACGCCACCGTCCGGCGTGAATGCCGGTGGCTTCACTGTCGGGCCGACGCAAGGGGGCACCGACCAGGAGACGCAGGACGAATTTCGCACGCGCATGTTGATGCAGTATGCCGCCCCGCCGCAGGGCGGCTCCGCGTCCGACTACATCGAGTGGGCAACGTCAGTGCCGGGGTGCACGCGCGCGTGGATCGAGCCGCAAGGCTACGGCGCGGGATCGGTCGTCATCTTTCCGATGTTCGACGACGCGAACGCCGCGACCGGCGGCTTCCCGATCGGCAGCGATGGCGCCGCCAGCGAGGAGCCGCGCGCGCCGACCGCGACGGGTGATCAGCTTGCCATAGCGGAGGCCATCTGGCCGGTGCAGCCGGTGACCGCGCTGGTGTGGATCGCGTCGCCGATTGCCTCGCCGGTCGCAATCGACATCATCGGGCTGCAACCCAACACCGTAGACATGCAGGCCATGATCGTCGCGTCGATCAACGACATGTTTCTGGCGCGCGCCGAGGTCGGGGGCCTGACCTATCCGAGCGATATCTATGCGGCGATCCTGGCCACGCCTGGGGTCGTCCGGTTTGCGGTGGACAATCCCACGGCCCCGGTGCCCGCCCCGCCTGGGGGCCTTCCCGTCGCCGGCACGGTGACATTCCCGCCGCTACCCTGATGCTCGCTCCGCTCTATTCCGTCCTCGATTACCTCTGGCAGTTCCAGCGCCTGCTACCGCGCGGCCGCATCTGGCATCGTGGCTGGGGCACTGTGCAGGCCGAGGATATCCTGACGCTGTTGCCGCAGACGGTGCGGCTCAATCAGCGCGCGATCGACGTGCTGCGCGAGACGTTCCCATGCACGACCTTGGAACTGTTGCCCGAATGGGAGGCGACGCTTGGTCTGCCCGATCCCTGCATCGGGCAACTCGACACGATCCAGCAGCGTCAGCAGGCGGTGTGCCTCAAGTTTACCGCGCGGGGTGGGCAGTCCGCCGACTACTACATTCGCCTTGCGGCCTCAATCGGCTACACCATCACGATCACCACGTTCCTCGCATCGCCATTCGTTGTCGATCATTCGCGCGTGGATGATCCGCTTGACGACGAACAGTGGGCCTATGTCTGGCAGGTCAACGTTGCGGCCGGTGCGGATACGCTGGTGTATTTCCGCGTCGATGAAAGCACCGTGGATGAACCGCTCGTGGCGTTCGGCAACGCCATGCTGGAATGCCTGCTGCGCGCTGCCGCTCCGGCACATACGCAGATCATCTTCGCTTATGCATAGAGGTTCGCATGTATCGCATCGATAACGCCACCGCGACATCGACGCTGCCGACGCCGCTCCCGCCTGGGCCGGTGCCGCGCGGATTCTTCCAGAGCGGCAATCCTGCGGTCGGGCAACTGGCAACAACGGTCGATCGCGACTGGGCGAACACACAACAAGAGGAAATCGCCAACGTCGTTGAGGCCGCTGGCATCACTCTTGACAAAACCAACAACGCGCAACTGCTCGCCGCGCTGCAACATCTGTTCGTCACCCGCACGAAGGTGACAACGAATATGACGATCTATGTCAGCCCGACCGGCAACGACACGACCGGCAACGGCCTGACGCCGGGGGCTGCTTTCGCAACGATCCAGACAGCGATCAACGTCGTATATACCAATTATGATTGGAACGGGCACGTCTGCACGATCCAGCTTGCGGATGGGACATATAACTTCACCGGGGGGGCGAGTGGCTTTCAGGCTTACTTCAGCGGGATGCCGTTCGGGATGCCGGCATTCGGCCTGACGCTGCAGGGCAATCTGTCGCTGCCGCAGAACGTCATATTGAACGCGACTGCCGCAAGCTGCATCATGGCCGATCGCGCGCTAATGCAGGTTGGTGGTCTAACCGTTACCGCGAGCGGCATAGTCTCTACGCCGACCGCCGTCCAAGGCATCGGCATCGGTGCGCAACGGGGCGGCTGGGTGCAATGCTCCATTGTCAGCGCGGTAAATTGCGCGGTGGCCGGCTTTCGCGCCGATAATGGCGCCGCCGTCGTGCTGTCGGGCGTCAACCTCACGTTGGGCGGCGCCGGACAATTCGGCTGCTTTGTCGGACTGGCTGGTGAAATCTTCACGACGGGCTCGACCATCAACGTCACTGGCTTCAGCGCTACACAAGCCGTGTTCGCGTCCACTCAGGGGCTTTGCGCGACAGATGCCACGACCTTCATCGGTAGCGCGACTGGGGTCCGCTACACCGCGCTTAATTGCGGTGTCATCACAACAGGTGGTGGTGGGGCGAACTACCTGCCCGGCAGCATTGTGGGCAACGTCGGCGCGGGCGGTGTATATACTTAGGGAGACTGATCGGTTATGGCGCAGCTATTCAATCCGCTAGACTGGTATTGGATCGTTGGCGGCAACGGCCCGCACATCGATGAACCTGGGGGCGACTTTTCCGGCGACGCATCGCGCGTGTTCTCATCCGCGCGCAACGGCTATGTGCCGGCGACCGATGCAACGTATGTGGCGTGGCGCGACGCGGGGCAGGCTGAGAGCGGCACCGACCGCACGACGCGCATCGATACCGAGGACAACCTCGCCGCCGTGCTGCAACCCTACGGCATCACCGCGAATTTCACCGGGGGCACCTGATGGCAACCTGGGTCGCTGCCCGGCCGGAAACCTACTTCGGCCAGACCGTAGGCAAGGGCCATTGCGTGGCGTTCGTCCGCGCCGCATCGGACGCGCCGCACACCTCGGAATGGCGGTGTGGAGACAACGTGCGCGCCGCGCTCGATGTTCCGAAGGGGCAGGCCATCGCCACGTTCGATGTGGACGGCCGCTACGGTAACCACACTGACGGGCGCAGCCACGCCGCGATCCTGATCGCGCGCCACGCCGATGGGTTGCTGGTCTGGGATCAATGGGTGGGCCACCCGGTGCAGCAACGGCAGGTCAGGATGCATCGTTCGCGCTCGGTGGTCATTGCCTAGCCCGCTCCATGATCATCCCCGCGTCGAGCAGCATCCGCAGCAAGGGCACCGCGTCGGCGGACGGCAGCGACACGTCCAGCCGGATGCGGGCCAGCCCGTCACCGTCCACCTCGAATTGCAGCACGGGGCGCGTAGGCCCCGCCTGGGGCGTGCGGAGCGGCCCTTCAATCCTCAACACCGGCTCCGCCGCGACCTCGACCTGGGGGCCGTTGACGCGCCGCCGCATCAACTGCGCCTCGGGGATGCCGAGTGCCTTGGCGATCAGCTTGCGGGCGTCTGCCCGTGGCGCGCCCTTCGCGTTGATATAGGCGTAAACGTGCGGGGCGCCGCGCGGTCGCCCGATCGCACGATTGAGGTCGGCCGGCTTCCATCCCTCTCGCCGCCGCGATGTGCCCGAACATCGCGACCTGGATCGGCGTCGCGGGCTTGCCACCGCCGGGCGTCATGCCGCGCGCTCATCAACGACGCGCAACCGAGGGCGCGCGATCGGCGGCGCCGACTCCTTCCGCACCAACGAATAGTAGGCATCGCGGTAGCAGATCGTTTGCGTCTTGAAGCCCTGGCGGAATTCGCGCCCGTTCCGCGTGGTCCAGCACCAGCCGGTCAGCAACCGCAACTCGCCGTCGCGGCGATGCTCATTCCAGGTCTGGCACATGCCCATATCCACGTAATGGATGCGCGCGACGCGATCGACCTCGGCAACGATGTTATTCGGCAACCACATTGTCCGCTCCTGTCATCTCAACTCGATTGCCACGGAAAAAACAGACCACCCGAATCTTGCGTCCTCTAGGGGTCGCCACTGAGGCGCTCGACGGTGACCTCAACGATGGTGGAGGCGAAGCCGGGGCTGGTCCTGATGACCCAATAGGTTTGAATTCGCCCCTGGCTACGCTCGACAAAAGATGTCGCCCGGAATAAGCTCGCCGGCCTGTTTGTGGTATGGCCCCATTGGCCCGCCCCCCCCCTCGCCCGTTGTTGGCGGGGCGACGGTAACGCGCGGTTGCCTTAACGGCAACCCGGCCCCGTAGCGGGGCCTAGGCGACCCGCCTAGGCAGGCGGACGACGTTCCCGGTGGTTGCTACCGCTTCCGCCGCCACCGGCTCTAGGCCGATCAGAGCGAGCGCGGACGGGGCGCCTTGCATGAGCTTGTCCGCCCAGGCGCACGCCACCCGGCGGCGATCCTCGATCAGTTCGGAATGGTCATAGACCAGCGCGGTATGCGAGGCGCCGATCGGCTTGTGCGCGAGCATCCCGTCAATCACCGGCCGGTCGCGGAAGTTCGCTTCCGCCATGATGGTCGCGAAGCTATGCCGCCAGCCGTGCGGGGTATGCACGGAACCAAGCTCGGCATCCGTCAATGCCCGCTCCATCGCTCCGTTCAACGAGGCCGCATTCATCGTGCCGAGATGGGCGAGGTGCGAGGGGAACACGTATTCGTTGCGCTTGATCCTGTGGGCGGCACGAAGCACCTCGATCGCATGGGGCGATAGCGCGACAACGTGGGCCCGCCGACTGCCCGTCTTGCCCTTCATCCGTTCCGCCGGGATCGTCCAGAGGCCGCGCTCGAGGTCGACCTCATCCCACCGCGCGCCGACCGCCTCGCCTTTGCGGACAGCCGTCATGGCGATCAGGCGATGGCAGAGCAGCATCCAGGGCGTCAGCGCGCGGCGCTGCAAGGCCGGGGGGAATTCAAACGCCGCCAGCACCGCGCGCGCCCGCTCGATCGTTCGGACGTGGGACTGGTGTCGGTGACGGCTGACGGTATGGCTCGGCAGGTCAACCGCGACCTGGGTCACCGGATTGAACGGCACCAGCCTATGCCGCAACGCATAGTCGAATATGCGCCCGAGATATTGCTTTATGCAGGTTGCGGTCGCCGGTCTCGACTTGTGCAGCGCGAATATGAGTTCCTCGACCTGTTCCATCGTGACGCTGGCAACCGGCAAGTCGCCCAGCTTGGGATAGACCAGCCGATCGAGCCGCGACCGCATCGCGGCGTCCCACTTGTCAGTCCAGTTCGTCTTGATCCTGGCGCGCTCGGCCCAGCGCTCGCCTACCGCGCGCAGCGTATTGGCCTCGCCGTCCAGGCGGCTCGCGACCCGCGCCTGGAGTTGCAGCTTGGGATTGCCGCCCTGGCGGACTTGCTCGCGGATTGCCGCCCGCGCGGCATGGGCGTCGCGGATCGACATCGCGGGGAAATAGCCGAGCACGGTCGTCGTGCCCTTGCCGCCCTTCGCCCGATACTTGCAGCGCCACGACTTGACGCCCGATGGCGTCACCCAGAGGAACAACCCCTGGCCGAAGTTCAGGAATAACGGCTTGTCGGTTGCCTTCGCGGCCTTGGCCTCGGCGAAGGTTGCGAGGCGTTGCTTGCGGGGCACGGTCGCGGATACGGTAGCGGCGTCAGACATCTGGGTTGCTCCTGTGTAGGACAAGCGAGCGGCGCACCTTGGGCAAGGGGGGCGCCGCTTCTCGTTTGTGGGTCAGTTCGCGAGCGGGGCTGATGGCAGGCATTTGGCGAGGACGGCATCATTGCGACGCAGCCAGATGGTCGAGGGGATGACATGTCGCATCCTGGCCTCCGCCATGATGTCGGTTTGCTCGGCCATGCTCATGCCACCGGGACCGCCGCCGAACCCGCGCACGCCGCAGCGGTGTTCGATTGTGTAGATGTCCTGAACCATCAACGGGATGTTCGCCGCTGCCGCCTGTCGGACTAGCTCGATGGTCAAGGCCGGAAGGTCGGCATGGGCGGCGGGCGCGATCGTGACCGCGATGGCGGTGGCAAGAACGGCAAGGGAACGCTTGTATATACGCATAGGGTGTGCTCCTGATTCCGGTAACCCATCGGTAACCTACGACTACGGGTTACCGGGTGGCGTTGCCATAACGGCAACTCGGGCCTTATGGCAAGAAAGCCTTGGAATTGCTAGGGTTTTTCCTTACCGGTATAGACAGGTAAGGACGGGGGACGTTTTGGTGAACAACGTTGCTTCAGCGCCTAACCCATTGAAATGGTTGTCATTTTGGCAACCGGGCGGAATCCGGTAACCCATCGGTAACCCACGGCAACCCTGGTATGCGCCAAACATGGGGCTTCCGCGCGCCGGCCAATGGCGCCCATGCCAAAATGACAACCGTCATGGTATGATCGCCGATACCGATAGGAGCCTTGCCCATGAGTGCCACGACACCAATCCCCACGCTTGAGCAACAGCAGCGCGCCAAGTGGGACCTGCTGTTGCTCGATATCGAAATGCGCAGCGAACAGGTGCGCCAGATGAAACGCTATGAGCCGTGGCGTCTGGCGGCAGCGATGGCGTCGGCGAGCGCGGTGGCCGGGTCAGCGGTCGCCGCGCTGATCCTGTGGACTGCGCACCTGTTGCAATGACGACGGATGAGTTCGCCGAGCGGAGCGCGCGCATCCAGCAAGCCAGCCAATGCCGCATCGGCTTGCTCAGACTCCAGCGCCACCTGGAAGTCGCCGACGCGGAGCAGGATCAGCGTGACGGATGAGCCGTGGCCGATCTCGATCGCCACGCCATCGGCCTCCGGCTCAAGCATCCGCCGCACAAGCTCCGCGAACGCCCGGAAGCCGCCGTATGCGAGGATCGTTTTCATGGTCTGCCCTTTCGCTCGCGGACCTCTGGCGTCGGCGCCATCCGCGCGATTTCCTCGATCGACAACGGCTTGCGCCATTGCATCGTCACGCGCACATCGTGGTCCTCGACCAAGGGCTCGGTGGTGCCGCACATGCCCATGATGCGGTCGCGGATAGCCTCGATCTTTCGCACCGTCATTCGGGTCCAACGGACCACGGGGACCGGCCCGACGCCCAACTCTTGATGGCACAGCGACAAGTGCCAGAGCGGACGCCCGCCAGCGTAAACGGTTCATTCCATTCCGATGTTGACCGTGAGGCACGCCGAGACGGTATCGCCCGCGCGCCAATAGTGGCCGGTGACGATCTGGCGCTCGGGATCGAACACCGGATGGGCGAGCGCGAATTCGATCTGTGATCTCACGGCTTCCTCCTGGGCTTCGCTAAGGCGGTTTTCCGGGCGCTACGCGGCGCCGGGCACGCGGCCGGCGGGATTGGAGCGGCCGGCGCAGCAAGCCAGCCACGGGCCGTTGCGCACCGCGCGCACCATGCCTTGTCGCGTGCCCCGCGATTGACCAGCACATGACCGGGCGCATAGGTCGCCTCGCAACCGGGAGCGACCGTCATCGCCTTCCGGCCGCAGGCGCATCGGGGCACAGTCACAGCACCAGCACGATCAACCCGAAGCCGATCCAGATCAGCGCGAGCAGGGCGAGCAGGCTCAGGACTCTCGCCGCCTCCACGTCAGGCATCCCTGGTCATCGCATACACCTGATCGGCGACAAGCTGGGCCGCGCGCATGGTGCGGAAAGGCTTGTCGCAGCACGGGCATCGATCGAGCGCGAGGCCATCGGACTTGGGCAGGATCACCCAGCCCTCGCCGCCCTCGATTACCGCCAGCCCATCGCTCCGCATGCCCTCATCGGTCCACCGTTCCTCGCCCATTGCTTCCCTCCAGATATTTTAGAACCGCCTCCATCACGTCCCATTGCCGATCAAGCTGATTGCGTTTGTTGCGGCCGGCGTCGGCCTTCCATTTGGGATACAGCGTCGTGCGCATCCGCAGTTCGCGCCGCACCTCAACGATCATGTCGTCAAGTGTGATCGGGAATAGCTCGGCCACTACCGTTTGCGCCCCTTGCGCTTGCCCTGTTGCTGCGCGGCGGCGTGCTGCTCGACCCAGTGGTTGAAATCCGCCGCGCGCCAGCGGATCAGCCGGCCGAGCCGCAAGGGTTCCAGAAAGCGGCCGTCGCCTGACATCACCCAGACGGTTTTCTCGCTCACGCCGAGCCGGTCGCTGACCTGCTTGATGTCGAGCAACCGCTCGATGTCATCTTCCTCGACGTGACGCGCCTCGATCTGCATTAGGCCGCCAGCCCGCCGCCCACATGTAGCGGCGGCATTTGCGGCACGTCTTCGATGTCGAGTTGCTGCGGATTGCGCGCGTCGTCATCACCGGCTGGCATGGCGTCGATCCGCGCGCCCCAATAGGCCAGCACGCGACGCCGGCCGCCAAGCGACAGGCTTGCCAGATCGCGCATACCGCGCCGCATGATCTCCATCTCGTGGTCGGGCTTGTGCTTGGTGCTCATGTGCCTGTGCCTCCCTTCAATGCCGCCTTGCGTAGCTCGATCGCCTCGTTGATGCGGTCGTGGTCAGGCGGGAACATGTCGCGTGCCTTGACCGCCCAAGCCTTGTTGCTGGGCAGCATGGACAGCGCTTCGGCGTCCATCGTCTCGATCTCGGCGATCAATTCCGCCACGGGATCGTCCCAGCCCGGCCCGCCATCATCGCCGGCCGGGTCCGTGGCTACGTCATCGGCCGCCGGGGCAAGCCGCTCGTGCGCCTTGCGCAGCCAGTCCTCGATATTCTGCCGGATCAACAGCGGCGCCTTCGCCTTGGCCTTCAGCACCGAATGGTGCCCGCCGATCGCCACCAGGGCGTCGAGCGTTGCCGCGCCCTCGGCCATCGCCTGGAGGTTGCGCAGCCATTGCGTGCTGTCCTGCACTTCCAGCAGAGCGAGCGGATCGCGCGTCCTGTTCTGCGGTTTATCCTGGCGTGTCTTGCCACTCGATCCCGCGTCGTTCTGTCCGTCCCCGTTCTGCCCGTCGGTATCCGGCGCGAGGTCGTCTGCCAGCACGATATTAAACGCCATGCACAATAAATACCGGCGCAGGTAGGTGACTGAGCTACCCACCGCCATGATGGGCGTCTTATTGGTGGTGCCGTGTGAACCTGCTTCGTCGGGCGGCGCGTCGAGATAGTTTTCCTCCCAGTGCCCGCCGCTGTGGGAAATCGTAATGGTGATCCGCATCCAGCCTTCGCGCGAACAAGGCTGCGAGCCATACCGCACCGCGAACCCGTGATGCGTGTAAATCGGCCGCATCTGACCGTCGATCGTTTCCAGCCGCGCGTACTTGCTCTTGGTGTGCTTGTTCTGCGCATCGCGGATCACCGGCAACATCTCGGCCTGCGCCGACGCCATCGCGGTGTTGAACATCCGCTTGCTGCGGTCCTGCGCGACCTGGCGCTGCATGTCGAGCAACGCCTGAAGCTTGGCGATGTCGATGCTATCGTCCTGCGCGGCGCGGATAATGGCGTGCTCTAGCCGGTCATCATCCGGCTCAATAGTCGCAACTGCCTGTGACATGCTCTCGCCTTTCTAAGCTTTGCGGATCGTCAGGACGGTGGCGCCATTGGACAGTTCCGCGCCAGCGACGGCGCCCTTCTTCAGCGCGCGCAATAGCTCGACCTTATCGATGCTGCGCCGCCAGTAGGCTTCGGGGACCGCCTTGGCGTCGGTGATGACGGCGCCGCCGGGGCCATTGCCGAGCGATAGCGTCGCGAGCGGACGCTCCAGCTTCGGGCCGATTTCCTCCATCATGGCCTGGAGGATCGCGCGGTGCCGATCGACGCGTGCCTCGATCCGCCGCAGCCGCGCCTTGCCCGCCTCGACCATCGCCTGATCGGCGATGACGCGCTCGGCAATGCTGTCGATTAGTTCCAGCGCATTGGTCTCGCTGTCGATCGCGTCGAGGATCGCGTCGTCGTCATAGCCGGCAAGCTGCGCTTTAAGCTGCGCTACGGCTGACATCGCGCGCTCAAGCCGACGGGGCGAGACGGGGGGGTGATCTGACATTCGCCGTATGTCCATGACTGGAAACAGCCGGACGCTACAGCGCGATTACCAACATGGCAACCCTAAATGAAGTTTCCCTATTGACAACTTTTGAATCATGGCCACGCTTGGAGTCGATCGCGGTTCGGCCCCCTCGGACGGGACACCGACGCGGCTTTCTACTTCGGTCGCGGTTTCCCGTTCGATTTACCACGAGGACGTGCCGATAATGAAGTCGTATCAGCAGAAGTCGGTGCGTCCGGTGTCAGACCCGCAGACAGTAATGCTGCGAATCCAGCGCGCGATTGGGAAATGGCTTGCTGCACAGCAGCAACAAGAGAAGGGTCGGTCGTCCGCCCGGCGAGCCACTTCCGTACCAGTTCATCATTCATCGCAGGCCCCACCCGACCGTCGAGAATAAAATCCAGCGTCGCTTGGGTTTTTGCCGCGACGATGCAGAGCAGGTCGAGGTTAGGTTGTCGCGTGCCGCGTTCCCATCGATTGAGCATTTCCACCCGTAAGTGCAGGTATTCAGCG